TAGTAACAGGAGAAGATTGAGTGACAGTAACTCCTACTGCTGTAACAGAAGAACTACTTTCAATACCTTCAACTTTTGTCTGATCTGACGTTCCAAAACGAGGATTGAATGTTACATCTTGAAAGTTAAAATCAGTTGTAGTTGGAGAAGCAGAAGTAGCTGTTGCTTTTAAAACAGGAGTATCGTTTAAAAATACATCTTTTAATGCAGCATTATTATATGCAGTAGTTCCTTTTGTAAGTCCTTCTTTTGAGGCAGAAGCAAAGCCTTCTATCTCTCCTTCAGAAATAAGATCAAGAAAAGTAGCAAACTGTCTACTATGTAAAGTATCAGGAGTTCTTGTCGGTTGAGGTGGGGTAGGAGGAGAAGGTGATCCAGAACCTCTAATAATTTTAGGATTTGTCATGCTTGTACCTGCTGAGTATCAACTGCTCCACTTATAACAACTGATCCTGTAACTATCTCTCCATAAACTATTGGAACAGGAGTACCTGCTCTTGATGTATTTTGCGTACCAGAAAAACTAAATGATAATTGTGGATCTTGTTCTGACTTAAATTCTTTTGGTTTAGGCAAAGGAAATAACATATCACTTACACCTGATAACACTAAACTTGCTCCGAGATATACTGCTGCTTTTCCTAAAAAAGTACCAGTAATTCCTGTAATCGCACCTGCATTAGCTAAAGGTACTTGTGCGAAAGTAAAACTAACACCACCTGTCATAAAAGCACCTGCAATTAAAGCAGCACCTAATAATACTTTTCCAACACCTCTACCAGCACCACTAATAACAGGAACAATATGTATATCTTCCTGTCCTATTGGGTGATGTATTTCCTCTTGATTTACAGCATAATTACCAACTTTTACCTGATAATATTGAGGATTCATAAACTTCTCTACCTGCGGAAAATTATTAACAAGAAAACTTACTGCTTTTCCAAGACTATCTACCTTTATTTCAAACTCTTTATGCCCTACAAACTCTGCAAGCTCGCCATATAGCTTTAACTTACGCAACATAACGATACCTCCCTCCTGTACATTTTAACAACCATTGAGAATAAGGCTCTCTACAAGATAGTCTATCGGTTAAATGATGTAAAACATCTCCATCCAAGAAAATAGCTACATGATTCAAACCAGGAGATCCAATAGACATTAATAAAGCATCACCATTCATTGTTTTTTCATCTGGTCTAAGTTCTCTAAATCCAGTTCTCCATGCACAGGTTTCAAATAAAGGATTCAGTACAAATTCTTCTGGTGTTGTAGGTCTATCCCAATCTTTTAATTCAATATTCTTCTCTTCTTTATACCAATCTTTTACTAAAGACCAACAATCGGTAACACCCCAAACCCAAGGCCTACCTAATAAAGGTGGTTTATATCCACACGGTTCGCAATATCCCCATTGCTCTGTTTTTGGATTAACAATGTGCCATGGAAGATTACTTTGCTCACAACTAATTTTATCTGCCTGACTAGGAGTTGGAGGTGTTACGGGGTGACTATGAACAACGGCTGTTATCTCTCCTGTATTATCTGCTTTTACATAATCTTCTGGATCAATAATAAAACATTGATGATCTGTCATTGAAAGATTACGACAAGGAAAATATCTTTCTTTTCCTCGAATATTTAACAATAAACCACAGGACTCTTTTGGGTCTTGGTCTTTCGCATGACTAAGTGCTTCTTCTTTCCAATTCATGCTATAAACGTACCAATCGAAGGAAACTCTGTTCTAGTGCATTGTCTTTTTGGTGCTCTGATACCAGCAAGATCAAATACTGCTGCAAGTTCAAACTCTACAACTTCTCTATTTTCTGCTGATTTTCTATCTATTTTATAAATTTCTTGAGGAAACTCTGCTGTAGGATCTGGTGTGCCTAATGGATTTACCTGTTGAGATGTAGTTGTCGTTGTTTCTTGAGTTGTTGTATTCGGGTCGTTCATTGTAATCGTATTACCCATTCCATTGCCATGAACTGTGCAATAGTATCTCAAATCATTTGGAGCAGAAGGATAAGCTGGCTGATAGGTTACTGTAGCTCCTGCATTTCCAGCAGTTCCGACTACAGTTGTTGCCTGTGATCCTCCAGCGTCAGATTTTATTGCTAAAGGATGTCCACTGTTTGAAGAATCTGATTGGTCGAAAATATAAGTAGATCCTCTTTTCATTGTAATTACAGGATTGTTTACACCATTAATTCTAAAAATATTTCCGCTTCCAGGATTATGAACAGTAACAGTGTAAGTTACAGACTCGGCATCAGCAGGGTCGGCAATCGTTGTTGTAGTCGTTGTACTGGTTGTTGTTACAGGAAAATTAACAGCATCAAGATAACGTGCCAATGTTCTAATCCTCGTCACAGTAGCTCCCGTTAGATCATTTCCTGTTGTTACAGCATTTACATTTAACAAAATAGCTGTAATAGTCCCAAGAGCATTGCTAATAGTCAAGGTAGGTCTGGGAAGTTGACCTTTCCTAAAAGCAAAACCTTCTGCCTGTATTGGCATTTTTATATATTGATTACCAGCCCAGATAATATCTCCGTTAGCATTTAAACTTGTTCCATTATGGAATCTATAGGTCTGTGCAGAACCATGCAAAGTTGCATCAGTTGTTAATGTAAATAATTCAATTATTGCTGAAGGATTGATCTTTTGTAGATCAGTAATAATCGGAGCAGTACTCATGGTTCAAATACTTCTCTAAATGTTGCCTGTATTGTAGCTCTATTGTTATAAGGTATAGATTTTGACCATGCCTGACAAACAAATTTTTGTGCAGAAGTTTCTCCAGGTGCTTCAAAATCAAAGCTGGCACTATCGTTTGCACGGGCATCAAGGAAGGTTTCTATTTCATCTGCTTCGACTTCAGAGACATTAAAAGTAAAATTATAAATTTTAGGGTTCTGATGTTCTGCTAATCCAAATAATATTCTATGTTCAAATCCATCAGCAAAACTAATAGTTCTGGTATTTGGTGCAGATCTTTTTTGCTGCCCATAAACAGGCTTGATTGAGGGAAACGTAGCCATTATGTTAATAATCCTCCTGGTCTTTTCTGTTTAATTAATTCTGATTGTATAGCAACTGAAATCATACGACCAAGTTCTCTACCTTGTTCTTCATCTCCTTCAACAGAAGAACCAGAAGCATCTACGTTTACTACGATATTTGTTGAACCACCTAAAGACTCATTTGGTGTAATTGTTCCTGATACACCAGGAGTAAATAATTCAGCACCTCGTTCTCCTACTAAATAAGTTCCTCCACCTCTTACTCTTCCTCCATCTGCCATCGCACCATTTATAGCTGGCATCTGAATATTAAACATATTCTGAAACAAACCTAAGAAAGATTTTTGAATACCAGCAGCAAACACTTGTGCAGCAAGATCCAAGAAGTAATCGCCAATTCTGTTCAGCATATTTCTAAAGGCATCGGTAACTGTCATTGTTCCTTTAACAATTCCTTTGAAAGATTCTGCAAAACTTGTTTTCAATTCTTTACTTACATCAAGAACTACTCTTGTTGCTCTCGATAATCTTTCTATTTCATCTACAGGTGCTCTAAATTCCTCAAACTCTTGTAATGATAAAAGATATTCTTTTGTAAATTCTGTAAGTTCTTGTGTTTTTGCAATAGAATCATCAAGAGGTTTTATAAAATCAAAGAACTCTTTGCGGAACAAAGGCTCAATCTCTTTCATAAATTTAACTCCACCTAATGCTCTTACAAGTTGACTATATAAATTAGCATCAGCAAGTTTTCCAGGATCTGCTCTTGCAAACAGCTTTCCTAATTCACTATTTGGATCAAGTTGTTTTATGAAATTTTGTAAATTATCGCCTTCATTAATAATGTCTTTAAATGCCTTACCATCAATCTTTGTATTAAATTCTAAAGTATTCAAAAGATTTCTTCTGTTAGCTTCTCCAATTTCTTTTGTTAACTTTAATTGAACTTCAAGATTTGATTTGGTTTTTAAATCTGCTAATAATTCATCTGATTTTTTTTGTCCAATAATAGTTCTAGCGTTTACTATTTCATTTATTAATTTGGGAGCATCAGTCGCACCAGCTATTTCATCAAATTTTCCTATCCCATCTTTGCCAAAAACATTTACCAAAGCCTTTGTTTCTTCTGTATTAAATCGGGGAACAAAACTATCTATTAATTGTGTTGCTTCTTCCTTCGTTATATTTAATTCTTTAGCAAGATTCTTTATTTCTTTCCTTGAAAAAATTGAACTATTACCAACAGCCTGTAATTGAGAATTTACTAATTTTAATTCTTTTCTAAATTTTATGGCATCTTCAATTTGAGCAGCAACAGCAGTAGCAGCAATAGAAAGAGCAAAACCTCCGCCTGGTGCTAATGCTCCACCAATACCACCAGCAATACCACCCATAGCAGCACTAAGACCACCTGCTCCAAATAAGAAAGGAAAACCACCACCAATCATGGCACTGCCAGCACCACCTTTTAATCTACCCATCGCACCACCTGGCATAGCAAACATTCCACCTGCATTTGCATTTTTACCAAAACCCATTTTATTAAAAATAGTAGGGGGAGGTGCTGCTCCAATCTGTCCACCTTTTACACCAAAAGGCATACCTTCAAAAGCTGCTCTTGTTGCTTGTTGACTTAATATTGATGCTGTTTTTGTAGTTTGTTTTACGTTTGCTTTTACACCAGCAGCGATCTTATCGGCAGACTTACTAAACGCTAAAAAACCTTCACTTTTAGGAAAACTAGAAGCTGTACCTGTTCTTGCAAAATTAGTTGCTCTTCTATTAATTATTCGATCTCTTATTGCTTGTGGGGAAGTAAGACTAACCGCTTCAAATGGCTGATTAACCATTGGTTGAGCACCAAATGGAGTAGGAGTTATACCTCGTTTTCTATTTTGTCTATCTATAGACTTTTGTTGTGCATTAGTTAAAACATTTGGAGAAGTTATTTGATCTGCTCTTTGACTAAAACTTTTAAATGCACTTCCACCACCTTGAAATCTAAATTTATTCATTAAAGCAGTTCTTTCTTTAAGTTCTTTATTAACCATTCTTTCTGCTGTTGCTAAATCTCTAGCAGCAAGAACACTAGCTTTTGTTCCTAAAACAGTATTGTTAAATTCTTTTTGTGCTTTAGATAACGCAGCAGATAAATTGCTTAAACTTGCAAGATTAGACTTAACAGTTTGACCTATTTCTGATAAACCTTGCCTTGCTCTTCTTGCTGTCTCCGCAGTTTTATCTAATTGTTTATTAAACGCAGTTAATTTATTAGTATTTTTTATAGCAACACTAATATCAACATTATAATTAGCCACTTGCTATAAAAATAAAAACATTTCTTCTATATTACCTTCTTTTACCTCTTAAAGCATTAGTTTTTTGTGCTTGTTCTTGTTGTTTTTTATATTCATCATGTTCAATCTCTGCATAGGCAGCCCAACCTATCATTTCTTCCATCGTTAGAGTTTCACATAATTCAGCAACAGTTTTAT